CGTCTGGGATCCTTCGGGACCGACGCATTGTTCGCTCTTTTTCTTCTCCTGGCGAGGCTGAGCCAAGATCAGCAAGGCGTGCGTGTAACCAGCGCGAACTCTTCGGTTGGTTTGGTATGCTTGACCCGTTGTGATGCGGATGGTATCTCATCAGTATCCTGTGATGCTCCTCTTTGCATTGAAAAAGGTAAAGGGGGCTACTGTAGAATAGTTTAGTTCACTATAGCTACGTCACAGGCTCTACGATGAGGCGGATCCGAGGTCAACGGCTAGAGTATAGTTAACCAAGCGAGAGTGTCAGTTGCTAGACTGACGAGAGGCAACCCGGCCGTGGTAAGGTGCGAGTCATGAAAATAATTTGGCGTTTGTTAAGCATCACACCCCGTAGAACCTGTGCCCGGGCAACCCTCACTCAAACAACAGGTCACAACAAACAACCTATGGATAAATTCTCAAACCAAAACCAAAACTCGAAGGTGTTGGGTACTACCGACAGTGTACCCCGAAATTCTTCTTCTTCTCTTCCCAAATCCTCAGCCACACATTTCTATTCTAATGTTCCTTCCACCAATAAGCCCTCAGCCACTAAGCAATCAGAGGTCACTATGTCACATGACCCCAATGCTAAACATGCTCCATCCCTTTACGATCAGTTGAGTGCCACTACATATTGGCCAGAATCAGTGCATCCGGCCACTCTTATTTCAAATCTCACTGCTTTTGAACTCTATTCCCTCATCTGCGGAGCCACGGGGGTCACTCCAGCTAAGGTGCTCTCTGTACCACAAATTCAAGTCAAACCCCAAACCATCTATCCCTTTTCACATATAGAGGAGTACCTTACCACCAAAAAAGGCACTGATCTCAGAACCATCCTAGACCAAGCACTCATAAGTGTTGGCGAATCCCCTGTTGAATACTTCACAGATCCAGTTCTCAAGCAGGGTGTCCCGTTCTGGAGGTCGTATGCAACACATCCTCTCTTCGCCAATCATAGGATCTTCGGACCAGTGGGTTCAAACAAAAAGAGTGCTGTGAGTGACTGCGCTCACGTAGTTGCCTGTTTTCTTGTTCACAATGCAGACATGCCCAAATCTGTACCCCAGCTCGTCCTTGCTGCCCCTCCTGGTTTGGAAGAGTGCATTGAACCAAACCCAGGTCCCAATGATAATTCGACTGTCATCAGACTTGGTGAGTTTGGCTTTTGGCCCATCCTCGAAGCTTGTTTGGCTGGGGGTGCAACTTCTTCTGACCTCAATTCTGCTTACTCCCAGTGGCATTCTAAACGTTGGAATTCGAAGATGCACTCAGAAAATGGCAACGGGTCAGTTAATGGTTCTCAGGTTAATAACACCACAAAGATTAAGCTCAAGGATGGTGGTGGTGCCAATTCTCTGTCGACGTCGCTCACTGGTGTCGCGGGTGGTCCCACCGTCTCAGTCCCCTTGTTCACAGCTCTCACTGACACGGTTTTTTCCAACCTTGGGTTCAATGGCAACGTCGTCAACCAGTCTTCGGCTTCATCTGCAGGCTCTTGCAATTGGATGTTGTATGTAGTCCCTCCCGGAATGCCCCCTCTTGCCATCAATCAGCCTCCGACCAACGTCTCTTCTCTTAGTTCCACTTCTCCTTATCGGGTGCTCAACACTGGTCAGGAATTGGTCGCGGGTCCCAGCGGAGCAAGTGGAGCAGGTGACTCAGATATAACTCAACTCTTGAGCAGCCTTGCTCTCAACGCGGGTGAGTCGCTTTATGCCGGTATCAGAAGTGACAGCCTTATTGATACTGGTATGACAGCGGCCCTCTCTATATTTGATGAGTTTGCATCAATCATTGGCGACTTTCTTCTCTCTCAAAATTCCCGAGCTTTCCTTGTTGCCTATCGTAAGGGAATCCATCTTCAGGGGAAAAACAGAACTTACCCTCGGACTATAGTGGTAGAGTCCTTTACCCACACTCCTGATACTCCAAAGAAGGCTGACCTTGATAAACTGGGACTCAAGCTCAAAAATGACACTCTCGATACTTTCAGGAGAATGGCACAGATGCTCGGTTATATGGGAGATCATCTGTCATATGAGGATATTAAAGATAGTTTCTCCCTCATTGATGACCTCAACTTCTCCAAGGCAGAAAAGGAGTCCATGTTTGTCAGTTCGTCCATTCAACACACTTTCGCTGCGTCAGCAGCCAACCAGCTCTCCACCAGACCCAATCGTTTCAAACCAAATTCGAAGACTTACCATGATATAAACAGCCTCGCCCACCAAGGTGGTTTTAGAAAAGTCAGAAACCCCCGAACTAACCCTCACCCCAATTCTGAACAGGAGTCAGACTGTGATCTTCCCCCTTCGAATAACAACAATTCCTCCTCCAACCGTCCTCTTCCCCTCGAACAAAGGCCTAAAAATGTTGAGCAAGCTGTCAACAATTACATCAGAGCCAAAGTTAGATTGGGCCATGCCTACCGTAACTTCCATGAGCGCCCGATTTTGGTGATGAAAGCCATCATGCATGAGTGGGATCCATTGTTCCTCGCTGATGTCATTGAGCCTTATGACTGTCCAGACGATCCTTGGTGTCAGCTTGCTCGCAAATTCAGTTCAGGCTACTCCATTCTTTATTGCCTCAATGCAGTTTATGCTCTCTGTGCTCAGGCCAACCTTAAGAATAGTGATGCTCCAATTCCCCTCAGCTATCCGGGTCTACCTTTCCAATTGGCCAAGGCTTACGAAGCTGCTCTGGAAGTGAAACAATCAGGGCTTGATGTTTCAGACAATGACTTGATCAACTCATATATCAAGAATCTCTCGCAAGATGGCGATGTTGAGCAGAATCCTGGTCCTTTGACCACTTGGGGGCCAACTCTTCCAGATGGTTCTCCCAATGTTTGGGATGACAACAACACCACTCTCATCTCGACCATGGTCTGGAAGCCCCATCCTGTTAGTTATCGTGAAAAGAGAAAGTTCATGAAACAACTTGGGTTCTATCCCCTTACATGCGGGCTCTGGATCAGAGTGGAAGATGCGATTTGGGTTCGAGACTATGATAGGGATGAAGACAGCCCAACAGATCCGTCGTTCACGGTCGACGATCTGGTGAAGCAGGATTTTGCCGACGGTGAAATGGAGGGTTCTCGAATATTTCTTCGCGGCTATTGCTCCCTAGGAGTGGAAGTCAACGAAGAGGCCTGCTACCGCATTCTCATGGAAGGAGAAATCCCCAACTGGCTCAGGTTGTTACTTGTTAATTCTGGAGATATAGAGATGAACCCAGGCCCTGAGTTTGGCCAAAAATGGTCGGAGGTCAAGGATTCAGTTTCAACAGATTTCATACCCACTTCAATATCCGAAGCTGCCTATACCATGCCCGAAGATCCAGTTGATTGGATTACCACTGTGATGAGAATTCCCCTTATAGGCAATTCTTCTAATTATGATGCTACTCAATTCACTTACCTCCGTTCCAGACGAAAGAAGCGCGATAACACAGTGGTTGTGCTGAACAGTCCAGCTCCTGATCTCATCATTCCTTTTCAATCTTTGTTCCTTTGGCCCACGGCCTATCAAGATGATGCTGGTAATCCAGTTTATTATCCCAGCAATGATCTGTCCTCTGCCACATTCATCGGTCTTGAAGACTTTGTGCCTGGGATCAAGACCACACTCTCCTCCATTGGGTCAAGTCAGATCAAACGGGAGTCAGAAAGCAATTATCTCATAGGTCGGGCTGATACCACTCAAGCCAGTTATTTCTACTCCTACGACTACAAGTTCCTTATCAGCTCAGCTGCTGGTAAGACGTTGAAGGATGATGTTGGCACTGACAATTTTTGTCTAGAGGAGATGGCCCTTAAGTTCCTTCTCAACTGGTTCGATGCCATGATAATGAGAGAATGTGCCCAGCCCTATACTGGCAGAATTGTACCTCTCGCTTTTCAGATGTCGTACTTTGGAAACCAGCCTGCTTGTAATGACACCACCCAATTACTTACTTCAGTTGGTTCTGATATATTCCCTCTACCCGTTGAGCTGGCTAACTTGACCTTCAGGGATGCTGCTGCGGCCAGAAATGCGATCTTCCCTTATGTATCATCACCACCAGAACTCACCTTCAATCTTACCCTTAACACCATCTCTTCCAACGACAGGACTGCGGCGTGGTTTCTGCCCCTTTCTCTCAACTATACGTCTCAAAACATCACTCCTTCTCTGCTCACCGCCGCTTTTATCTCTTTGGTATGCCATTATCCGTGGGGCTTCAGGTTTTTAAGGAGTAGGCAACATGTTGTTGGGCTTCTTCCGATCCATAATGTTAACCTGTATTATGAATTTGTCACAAACAAATTGTCCATTGGTGGCAGATCCAAAGTTGACATCGTTATTCCTCACGCTACGGTTGACAGACCAACTCAACAAGATGTGGCGGCTTGGCCTATCTTCACTGGTCTCACACCAAGTGGAGGTCTTTTGGCCAACGCTCCAGTGGCTATCAATGTCCAAGGTGCCATCCAGTTACCCATTGATCTTTGTGATTTTCTCAGGTCGTATCAAACTCAACTTACTCCTTCAGTCTATCAGGTTCTCGCAGAAAGGCTCAATCTGTGTTTTCCTTTCTTTGAAGCAATCACAGCCATGAGACCTATTTTCTCCTCTCTTGTCACCAGAAACATTAGCCCCCCGGCTGTCGCAGAAGAAACAAACACCACCAATAGATTTGTACCCACGGGCGATGTTGCTGAAGAAACTACTCTCCTCTCCATTTTGACCGACGGTTCATGTGACATCAATTATCTTTTTCCTGGTAATAATCAGTCCATAGATCCGGAGGCCACCAGTGCTTGGATTGGGGCCACCGATGCTAGTGGGTTTTCTCGGATTGCCACCACCCTTTATGACTGTGAGGGTCTTGGTTCTTGGCAGGTTAAGTGCCCAACGTGGATGACACACCCCCTTGGTTTTGTTTCCATACTCAGGGAAGCAGATGGCCTTGCGGCCGCGTTCCAGTCATTCAGATCTTTGGTTTTGCCCTACGATGCTCACTTACTTGTTGATTCCCAAAATGGTGTGTCTAATAGTGCGGGAATAAGAGCTTACATCAATTCTGTGCTCTCAGGCGGTAGACGTGGGGACATGGGAGCCAACGCCTGGGATTATGTCAAAAGATGGCTTGGGCGTGATCTGAAAGCACCCATTTCAGGAACAAATCCCTTTTCTATCTTCACCGCCCCCCGCCCAATCCCAGTCTGCGTGGATTCCACTGTCGATAATCAGTTGACCTTTCTCAGGCCTGTCTTACTCTCAGATTCCGAAAGAGCCCTTTACCAAAATGTTCATGATCATGGGGGATGCCAGCCATTTGGAAGTTTTATGCTGGAAGAATCACCTCGTCCAGTCAAGTTGGACGGTCGAGCCCTAGGTACTTGGAGCCTGGATGTTGATATCTATGCTGATGTCCCGCGATCTGAGGATTCTTGGAACTACTCAGCATATGCAGTCCAGAATTCCACCGGCACCTGGAAAGGTTGGGAGATGTGGAATCTTCGCATAGCTGCCTTTCTCACAGATGCCACCATTCCCAGTCTCCACACACATTCAGGGGACTCTATTGTCCAGATCACAGCACGAGTAGCTAAGTGGGCAACATACATGGATGCCTATTGCACGAGAATACCTGGATGGGGTCAAGACACGGAGCTTTGTCCCAACTTCCCACCGTGGATCAACACCACAGCGATACCGGTTTTCGATGCAGGTGGGACCCCTCAGACAGTCGCAAAGCCTTCCACCGATGTAGAATTTTGCCACCTCATGACATCCCAGAATTTGATCGTTCCATACGACATTTTGCTCATCGGAAAAGCAGATCAGGCTTCCACCCCTGTCATGATGTCTGGGCCAGGGCAATCGATGGCTTCGAAGCTTTTTGGAAAACCCGTGAAGACCAACTCCTCATCTTCCTCGGGTCAAGTGGACGAAGTGAGGGGGGAGAGAGTTCCAATTCCACCATCATCGAGGGTGGACGAAAGTTCTTAAATCGTGCCAAACAATTCATTGGCAGTTACTTTGCTCCATGTCTTGGAGCCGCCTACTGTTGGCTGCCAGTGAACTTTTTCGACCGGCTCAATGCTTATTGGGCAGGCCTTCTACACACTTTTCCTTTCATTCCTCGCCCCACCTTCCACCCCCCAAATCTAGCCACTCTTCCTGTCTCCACCATACCTCGTCCCCGCAATTGGTGGAGCAGATCCAATCTACAAGGAGACCCAAAGTATATCCGAATGTTACTCTCCGGGAGATATGACGACCTCAATGATCTGGGAGTTTTCACATCCGAAAAAAAAGAAAGAGCATTAATGCGGTCAAAACCAAGTGAAGTCAATGTTTTCATGAATAGGCTTGGACTTGGAACAAAGTTTAGAAAAGCTCTTTCTTTTTATCATCAAAGCAGCCTTTTCAGTGCTCTGGGTCTCGCTCTTACTCAAGCTCTCTCGGCTGATACATGTGAACACCCCCTTGACTATGGTGCCTCAAAAGAGGCTTCTCAGGCCATCAAATCAGGTCTACTCAACATAAGTATGTTCTACGCCGAATATGCAAACTCCCAGGGATTCAGAGTCAGCAGAAAAGACTTTGATCTCGACGCTGCTGTAGACCATCTCATCAACATCCCGCCTCCGCCTCCCCACTTTGTTGACGTCTTCGCTAAAGCTCTTGAAAGTATATCTCCACCACCTCAGAATCCAGAACCTCTCTCATTCCACCAATATGTCAGTGATGCCAAATGGGCTGCAACTGGCAGTGCCAATTTCGGATCACTCAAAGCTTATTTCAAACCAAAGTTGCCGTTCCGTGCTCGCAAGAATCAACTTATGTGGTTCCTGTCGCCAGAGGAAATAATAGAAGGCTGCGACAGACTTGAGAAATCAACCAACGCTATTTTTGTTAAAGATGAACCCGGAAAGAACAGATTAGCGGTTGGAGGAGATGTTTGCACTTCGATCATGATGGGATATCTCTATGAAGCTGCCAGCGATCCGGTAGTTCAGGTTCCAGAAATCTATGAACGTGATACTCCTGAAGCAATTTCCCAACTACATGCCCTACTCGACGAAGCTAAGAAAAATAACCTCCTCGCCATGAGTTATGATTTCTTCGAGTTTGATCATCAGCCACCAGGCGAAATAGTTCCCATCACACTTGATTGGCTCACCAAGACAGCTCTCAAGGTGAGACCTCCCTCTTGCCACGCTGACATCCTCCGCATCCGTATGCGAGCAAAATGGGTTTGGGCCCATGCAACTTACGTATGGATAGACTCTCAAGGTGTCAGACATGAAGTCAAAGTCAAGGACGGACTACCAAGCGGGATCCGATTAACATCTCTTCTCTGTTCTCTCTTTAACTGGGCGACTCATACGGATGCTAAATCAGTATCGGGAGTCCAGACCATTAGATGCAAAGGTGATGACTGCTTGATAATCGGCACACTTGAACAGCTCATTGTTCATAAAAATTATCTAGACAGCAAGGGTGTCAAAGCTGGAAACGGAAAGTTCGGAATTCTTGGAGCTCAACCCCATGTTCAATGGTCAGCTGAGTTCCTTAGACGATTCTACACCCCAGATGGCTGGGGCGGCTATCCAGCAAGATCATCCAGTACGGTTTTTCAAAGGAAGCCCTGGAATGCAGACGACCTCATGTCACGTAAGGCCAAAGTAGTGGAGTCATGGATCACAGTTTGTCGACGATCTGGAATCGTTCCCTCGTTCGGTGTCGATCTATCCGTACCAGTGTCCAGAGGTGGGCCAGGTGCTCCCGTTGACTGCACTCCGACTAAAGGAGTGATTAGCGACTACACTGCGAAGTGGCTTCCGTTCAACTACATCACCGTCAAACCCACAAGAGTGAATCTAACCACTCACCCCAAACTACTTCAACTTCCCCCAGATATTCAGGCTCGAGCGTCTGAAGACATATTTAATCAAACAGTATCTCCGCTCGATGGCATAACTGAAAAAGTTGAAGTCAAACCACCAAAAAAAGTTCAATACACAGTCAACTACCCCAGAGTTGACACCCTCCAACCCAGGGCCGATCCTCTCTTTGCTTCCCACAAATGGCTAAATGCTTGGTGGGCCGCAGCAGCCGAACTTCACCGCTACAGCCGTGATCAGTTTCCCTCTGCTATGGCTTCATTGCGCATTCAACAGCCCCAAGTGGCCAACAAAGTTTGTAGACTGGTCAGGAGAGGTTTGCGACTAGGAGAAGCAGTCGATTGGGTGTCTGGTAAAATCCCAGGAGCACCGACCCCAATAATTCACCCTTTTCTTGCCTCAGATTTTCTAGGATCCTTCTCTTATCACATCAGAGCAAACTACAAAAAAAATGTTCCGTTCTATTTATATAGTGCCGTGATATCAAGTGCACTCCAACGCCATCATCCTTCCGCGACTGCGGCGTTCATGTCCTACCGCTTCTAAGAGGGGGGACTGTCCTGTCTTGCTATGACTCCAATTAGCCGGTG